CAGACGCGCATCGCTTGGCCCCCAGCGCGGCATGAACCAGGGCCATGCGCTCCTTGCGGGCTCGGCCTTTGATCTGGGTGGCGGAGGATTGCTCAAGGCGGGCGTAGTGGCGCTGCATCCGGCGCCAGTGCCAGGCGGAGAGGAGGCGGCGGATCATGCGCGCTCCCTCCGCTTGGCCGGAGCCTTCGGACGGCGAGGCTCTTCAAAGCCCGGCTTGATCGTCAGGAAGGCCTCGATTGATAGGCTGGAGTCGCGCTTCTGGACCTTGCGGAAGCGTGAGGGCTTGTACCCAATATCGACCCCCCACTTCATGTCGATATTCGGCGCGCCTACAATGACAACCGAGACGGCGCCGTGGTCCAGGTGGCCTTCAGGCGGGGTTGTGTAGCCGGCGACAACATAGACTTGCCCCTCGACAACGGTCCCCGACCAAGGCCGGTACAACGTCTTGGGCTTGTCATCGACGCAGACAACTTCATCGCCCGGTTTGAAGTCACACATCAGCGCGCCTCCAGATCACGGATTAGGTCGCGGATGTTCGCCGCGAGGTCCAAGCCCTTGCTCGCCGCGCCGCCGAACACGCGGGCGCAGACGCTCAGCAGGACGCTAGGCGCTGCGACGCAAATCCAGACGAACCACAGCCCGAAGATCGCGGGCCATTTCACCCAGGCGCTTCTCGCGCTCCTCTTGTTCGCGGCGCTCATTGGCCAGCCTTTCTCGCTCTTGAATGATGAAGGCGTCGGCGGTCTGACCGATGACGGCGCCCATGACGGGGAGGAGGACGCGCCAACCTCCCGAGGGATGTTTCCAGATGCGGTCCAACGTGGCCTTGGAGGCCGTGCCCTCGATCACCGCGCGGGCTTCGTCGTCTCTCAGGCCCCACTCGCGGGCGACGGCCTTGCGGCGGCCCTGAGCAGGGAAGGCCTGCTGACAGAAGACGGCCAAGGCATCCGCCGTGGCGCGGTCAAGCTGGAGAACGGAGCGATTTGCCCCATCGTTGGAGAAGATCATGGAAGCGCTCGGTGTCATTGAGGGGACACCGAGACGGGCCGGACAGGCTTGCCGGACTTGGAGAAGCTGACGTGACGAACGTGATCTATGCGAGCTTTGGACGGCGTGCTGTGATCACGAGAGACGAGTGGCTGGCTGGAGCGACGCGCTGCGAACGCGAAGCGGACCGGCAGCCCGACGAGATTGCGGACACCCTGCGAAGGTGCGCCGCCAACTATCGGAAACGAGCAGAGGGGGCCGGGGCTTGAAACCCCGGCCTTCTGCGTCAGAGACGGTTGCTGACGACGGACGCGTGCTCGCGCGCCGACAGCAGTTGGTTGCGAAGGTAGGACACGGCCTCGCCGATCTGTGCCTCGATGCTCGGCGCCACAGGGCTGGCGGTATTGGACGCCTCGCCCTTCTCCGGCCAGGGCCCGAACAGACGAACGCGCGTCTCGCGCATCGTGATGTCGATGTCCCGGGCCACCGAGGTCGCTTCGGCCAGATCGGCCAACAGCGACTGGAAAATCGAGTTGGACGGGATGCCGAGCGATCCGCCAGTCATCAGTTTCTCGCCATAGAAGGCGACTTCCGCCTCTGTGCTGGAGCGCAGGCCTCCAGCGGCACCGGTTTGGGCTTGTTGGTACATAGTCATATCCTCGGGGGGCGGTGATTGCCTGCCCCACGGCCCCCTGCGATGGGGCGAGGAAATGTGCTGCCCCGGCCGGTGGGAGGGGAGGGTGCCGGCCGGGGCACACGGCGCGCGTCTGGACGGTGCGCTGTGTTAGATGATGTCTGGTTCCCCTCGCGATCATGGCTAGGCAGCCACCGCGGTCTGCGCGTCGCCGCGCCGAGGCTTCTCGGGCATGGGCCATGCCGACATAGGGATGCCCAACTTGGTCTCGATCTCGCGAGCCAGCTTGAGCGACGGGGAGCGCCGGCCGTTCGCCAAGTCGTATGCGTGGCCGTTGGCGACGCCGATCTCCTGAAGCCGCTGGGCAATGTTCGTGGTATCAGCCATGCCCCATAAATCGCAGATTGCGAGTTATCCGGCAAGCCCTATTCCTCGCACCTTCGTCAGCGACGGCAAATCGGGTTCATCGCAGACTGTGCGGATGCCGAGACCATCGACGAAAGCGGCCGCGAACCACCTCCGGGCGTGGCGTGAGTTCCGCTACATGACGCAGGACGAGCTGGCCCAGGCGGTCGGTACTGCGGGCAACGTCATTGGCCTGCTCGAGAGTGGCGAGCGCGGGCTGTCGCAGAAGTGGCTGTCGAAGCTGGCGCCCGTCCTCGGTACGACGCCTGGTTTCCTGCTGGATCACGACCCGGGCGAACTGCCGACCGGGATCCTCGACACCTGGGCCGCGATCCCCGAGGAGAACCGAGCCCAGGCTCTCGCCGTGCTGGAAACCTTCAAGAAGACGGGGACAAACGGATGAGGGTTGCGGCAGTCATCGTAGCGCTGGGCCTTATCGCTGGCGGCTTCCTCGCTGGAGGACGGTACGAGATGGTCTCCGGACAGGCCAACACTGTTGTTCGGCTTGACCGCTTCACTGGTGAAGTCTCCATGTGCATTGTCGGCCAGGGCAAAGACAGCTGCGATTGGGAAGCCCGACCAAAGGAAGAGACCATTACGACGGTGATCCCGCGAGGTGATCTCCCTCCCTGCGATAACGGCGCAGCCGACTGCGATCCATGGGAGCGCGTTTATCCGGCTACGCCACCCGTTGGCACCGTCGTCCCCGCGAAGGGCCGCTAAGCAGCCTCGCTGCCGGTCTCAATGGCTGGCACCGGCCCGAACGACGCCAGCATCTTCGGCTCTTCCCATAGGTCTTCGTCCGGGTGGCCCTCGATCGAGAAGACAGCGACCCCGTCGCAGCCGGTGCGCAGGGCGTCGGCCCCCAGCATGGCGCGCTCCTCGGTCACGAACTGATGCACCTGGCCGCCGGCTAGGCGCCCGCCGCTGAGCCAGAAGGCCTGCGCGCAGTAGATCGTCTTTCGGGCCATTCTGGCTCTCCCTTCCATCACCGCTGAAAGCCTAAGCGTGTCCGGCGTCAGAATCGGTCGTACGTTAATAACTCGCAGACTGCGATTTTATGGCTTGCGGCGTTCCTCGCAAAATGCGAGTGTTCCTCATCGACTTGAGGAGCCAGACAGATGGCGAGTTACGCAGATACCCGAGCCGGACGCGACGCCGCCGATTTCGACAACGAACGCAAAGACGGAAAATTTCACGGTGCCTTCGGTCTCGGCGGATCGGTCCGTGAAGAAGCCTCCGACTTCTCGCTGAGCCCTGATGCCCAGAAGGCGGTTGATGAAGCGCTTGCTCAGATTGAGCGGTGCTTCCCGCGTCGTCCCCAAGCCCAGCGGGTGGCGGCATGAACCCGATCCTCGCCATCACTCCCGGCACGGACACGCTCTACCGCGTCTGGCTGCTGGGCCACGTCGTCTGCGCCACTGACCTCGCCGACAAGGCTGTCTGGGCGAAGGGGGAGGCTCGCCTTGCCCTGATCGACCGGATCACAGGGCGGAAGTCGCGCCCCATCGAAACCCTGAAGGAGGCCGCGTGATGGCTGACGCTCTGAACACCTATGGGCTGACGCCGCTGACGTGGTGGAAGCTGTTCGAGGTCGACGGCTGGCAGGTGCTGGTGTCGGTCGAGCAAGACGAGGAAGACGACGACCGTTTCGCAGTCTGTTTCTCGACCGCCTACGAGGCCTTGGGCGAGGTGACGACGATCAGGCTCAGCGGGACTGGCGAAGAGTGGGCGCGGGAAGTGTTCAACGCCACGACCGACGGCCGCAAGGCCCTGCAAATGGTCCTCGACCAATCCGGCCCGCTCCTCGTCAAGATGATGGAGGCCGCGTGATGGACGCCCGCTACTTCGACGCCCCGCGCCACCCGCTCGGCATCGCGACGCACCCGGCCTGGGCCTCAGTCCGCGACCGCTGGAACGCCCTCTACTGCGACAGCCTCGCCCCGGCGCCGATCACCCAGAACACCGACCGTTGGGCCGCTGTGGTGGTCGTTGCTGTCGCCGTCCTCGCCGCTGCCCTGTGGGGCGCAGTCCAGTGACCGCCGAACCCCCTTCCTCAACCGCCAAGGCCCCCGTGTCCGCCAACAACGGCGCGGGGGAGGGCGGTGACCTTTCCGGAGACGAAACCATGTCCGCTCAGCCCCTGACCGGCGAAGTTGTCCACTTCGAGCCGATCCAAGCCCCCGCCTCTACGGCGCTTACGCCCATGGCGATGCTCAGCCAGGCCGTGTCGAGCGGCGCTAGCCTGGACATGGTCTCCAAGCTGATGGACCTGCAGGAGCGGGTCGAGAAGGCGCAGGGCCGCCGCGAGTTTGACGAAGCGGTCGCCGCGGCCAAGTCCGAGATCAAGCCCGTCGTCCGCAACAAGAAGGGGCACAACGACAAGCGCTACGCCGATTTCGCCGCCTATGCCCGCGAGATTGATCCGATCCTGGCGCGCGTGGGCCTGAGCTATCGCTTCCGGACCGAGCAGGACGGCTCGATCAAGGTGACCTGCATCCTGTCGCACCGCGCCGGCCACAGCGAGGAGAACACCCTGGCCGGGCCAGCGGATTCCTCAGGCAGCAAGAACGCGATCCAGGCCATCGGGTCCACGCTGACCTATCTCCAGCGCTACACCCTGACCCAAGCGCTTGGCCTCGCGGCTGCGGACGATGATGACGGGCGCGCCAGCACGGTTCGCGAGCATCCAATCTCGGGCGCCGCCGAGGCCGCGATCAACAGCGTCCGTGAGTGCAAGACACTGGACGACATGACGGCGTGGAAAGCCAAGAACGACCCGATGGTCCAGAAGCTGGACCGCAACGACACCGCCGCCTTCCGCACCGCCTGGGCCGACCACGCCCGCGCCATCCGCGAAGGGGATGCCCAATGATCGTCCAGGGCTCCCCCGAATGGTTCGCCGCCCGCGCCGGCAAGGTCACGGCCTCCAAGGTCGCCGACATCATGGCGCGGACCAAGAGCGGCCCCAGCGCCTCGCGCGCAAACTACGCCGCCCAGCTCGTCGCCGAGCGCCTGACGGGCAAGGTCGAAGAGACTTTCAAGAACGCCGCCATGATTTGGGGGACCGAACAGGAGCCCTACGCCCGCGAAGCCTACGAGTATCAGGCTGGCGTGTTCGTGACCGAGGTCGGCTTCGTGGACCATCCGGTGATCGCCATGACCGGCGCCAGCCCCGACGGGCTGGTCGGAGACGACGGGCTGCTCGAGATCAAGTGCCCAAACACCTCGACCCACCTTGAGACCCTGACGGGCCAGAAGGTGCCGTCCAAGTACATGACCCAGATCCAGTGGCAGATCGCCTGCACTGGCCGGGCCTGGTGCGACTTCGCCAGCTTCGATCCCCGGATGCCTGCGCACATGCGGCTGTGGGTCCAGCGGGTGCCGCGCGATGACGCGATGATCGCCGAGCTGGAAGCCGAGGTCACAGCGTTCCTGGCCGAGGTCGAGACGACCGTCGCCGACCTTTCCCGCCTCTACCCCGAACCGCAGGCGATTGCCGCGTGACCGGCCCCATCGAATGTGTCTGGACGGGCGATGCGTTCGAGCCCTCGACCGCGTGGCACCGCCGTGCGGCTGCAAGCCGGTTCGCACAGGGCGAGGTGATCCCGCTCGACGTCTGGCACCCGCGGTCCAAGGCGTCGCATGACCAGTTCTTCGCCCTCGTCTCCGAGGCGCACGGCACCTTGCCGGAGCATCTAGCCGAGCGTTTCCCGACGCCTGACAGCCTGCGCCAGTACGCCCTCTGCAAGGCCGGCTACTGCGACGTCGACACCTTCACCGCGGCGTCCAAGGCCGAAGCCCTGCGCCTGTCCGCATTCGTGAAGCGCACGGCAGGGGAGGGCATCCAGGTTGTCGTTGACGGCCCGAACGTCACCCGCCTGACCCCGCACAGCCAGTCGATGCGCGCCATGGGCGGCCAGACCTTCCAGGAGTCCAAGGCGAAGTGCCTGGAGGTGATCGCCGACCTGCTGGACGTGCCGGTCGCGGCCCTCGGCATGGAGCGAGCGGCATGAGCCGGTCCGTCCCCGAGTGGATCGGTGCGAGCGACGACGCTCAGGCACCTGCCCGCGTCCGCCTCCGCGTGTTCCAGGCCCACGGCGGCATCTGCCATCTGTCCAAGCGCAAGATCTTGCCCGGCGACGCCTGGGAGCTCGACCACGTCAAGGCGCTGATCAACGGCGGAGAGAACCGTGAGAGCAACTTGGCGCCCGCCTTGAAGGCCGCGCACCGGGTCAAGACGAACGCCGACGTGGCCGAGAAAGCCAAGGTCGATCGCATCGCCAAGAAGCACCTGGGCCTCGCCAAGCCGGGGAGCCGCTGGCCCTCGCGTTGCCGGAAGATGGACGGGAGCATCGGCCTGACGAAGCGCGCCCAAAGGCAAGCCGCACAGGGTGACGAGACAATCCCCGGGTACGAAGCCGAAGGCGGAGTGAACCAATGACCTCTGTGAGGGAGACACTGAACGCAGCAGCAGATTTGCTGGAGAAGCCGGGGGCGTGGACGCAGGGGACGTTCTTCGTCGACGACGATGGACAGCACGTTGAGATACGCGCCGGGATCGCGGGCGCCGGCTCCTGCATGTGCATGCGCGGCGCCATTTATCGTCTGGTCGGTGACATCAACATGCCGCCGGCGGTCCGTTCGGCCTTGCATGCTGTGGTTCCGCCGATGCCCAAGGACCAGAAGGCGTTGTGCCCCATCACCGCCTTCAACGACGCACCACACCGCACCCAAGCCGAGGTCGTCCAGGCCCTCCGTGACGCCGCCCTGGCCGCGGGGGAAGGCCAATGATCTTGGTCCCCCTGACTCGCGGCTTCGTGGCCCTCATAGACGAAGAGGACGCACATCTTGCCGAGGCGAAATGGTACGCGTCGGCCTCCGAGTACGGCCTGGTCTATGCGACGAGGAAGGTCCGGCTTGAAGCGGGAGGGTGGTGCGGGCTGAAGCTGCACCGAGAAGTTCTACGTCTCCACCATGGCGACGGACAGATCGTCGATCATCTCAACGGCGATACTCTCGATTGCCGCCGCGCCAATCTCCGCGTTGTGACGAACCAGGAGAACCAACGAAATCGCGGCGGCGCGCGCGCTGACGGCTCAAGCGGGTTTCTCGGTGTCTCTCGCGACGGCTCCGGATGGTGGGCCACGATCAAGGTCAACGGGAAGCGCAAATACCTCGGCACGTTCCCAACGCCCGAGGCGGCCAACGTCGCTCGCTTGAGGGCGGAACTCGAAATCTGGGGCATCCAGCCCCGCCGTCGAGAAGCGTTTCGGCTCGCGGGGATTTCGGCATGACCGGCGAGCATCCCCCTGTCGGCCAGTTCGGCTGCATCCTCGCGGATCCGCCCTGGCGCTTCCAGACCTTCAATGGCGAGTCCGCTGTGCCGACGCAGGCGGAAGACCCCTACGACACGATGACGCTGGACCAGATAAAGGCGCTGCCGCTCGACTTCACGGGCGCGGCGGACTCGGCCTTGGTAATGTGGGCGACTGCGCCTCTGCTGCCCGCTGCCCTTGAGGTGATGACGGCATGGGGCTTCGCCTACAAGACGGCGGGGGCTTGGGCCAAACAGAGCAGCACCGGCGCGAAGTGGGCGTTTGGGACCGGCTACACCTTCCGCTCGGCGGCCGAGTTCTTCCTTGTCGGCATGCGCGGTGCCCCACGGATTCGGTCCAAGTCGGTCCGGAATCTGATCGTCGCGCCGGTCCGCGAGCACAGCCGCAAGCCTTCCGAGATGCACGACATGTGCGAGGCGCTGTTCGACGGCCCGTACCTTGAGCTCTTCGCCCGCCAGCCCCGCGAAGGCTGGACCGTCTGGGGAAACCAGACCGACAAGTTCGCGGAGGCAGCATGACCGGGCTTAGCGCGGAGAGGGCGGGGGATTGCCCTGATTGTGTCGCCGCTGGGCTCCGCATGAAGGCCCAGGGCTTCCGTGACTGGCGGACCGCCTACGCCTGCTGGGAACACGCTGCGTTCAACCTCGATGGCCCGGAATGGGCGGCGATGATGGCGGACGTGACGCCGGCAGATCCCGAGCAACCAGACCTGTTCGCCTCTTCGCAAAGGAAAGCCGCATGACCTCGCGCGAGACGAAACGTCGATGGGCGTTGCATTATCGGAGCGCCTGGGGCTGGTCTCCATGGCCCGCTTTCACCTTCACCGCGCGCGGTCGCGAGAAGGCCATCCGCAAACTCATGCGCCGGATCGATCGCCGACCGGGCGTGGCGATGCTCGTCGACCTGCACCCCGACCTTTTCTCACTGGAGGTCGTGTCGTGACCCTCTCTCCTTCAGACCTCTCCGGGTTGAAAGCTGGATCGAGCGTGTTGCGACTGGACACGGGCGGAGAACTTCGCACGTTCGTCAGTCTGCGCCGTGGGGGCCGAAATGTGGTCTCCATCCGGCTCGGCGGACAGTCTGAGCGCATCGAAGACTACACCCGCTTCACCTACATCGGCGAAATCGCCACTGACGGCTTCATCTATGGCGCATGGTCGGAAAATCCGGTGCCGGGGATGATGGTTGAGGTTCGGGGGCGTATGTTTGGCAACGCTAAGCAAACCCTATCTTCCGAAAGCGTCGTCTGGCCTCGCGTGGGTTCCTTCCGTCCCGTCCAGACAGTTAGGGGGGAAGATCAGGGCGCAGTCGCTCCGCTCCTACCCACCGAGCAGGCTGAGAAGGCGGTTGTAGGTGATCTGGAGGCGCTCGCCGTCGCCCTCGGTAAGTCGGTCGTTTTCAACGCCTACAACGCGTCGGACCCTCTCGCCCTTCGCCTGGAGTTTGAGACCGAAGAAGACCGTCTCGCCGCTGCGAACGCAATCGACCAAGCCACAGGCGGCGCCGTGACCAGCACTGAAAACTCGGAAGGTACGAGCCTTCAGGCGAGTGAACCAAAGGATGCTGCTGTTGTAGGCCTGATTGAGAGGCTGGAGGCAAAGTTTTCGGGCGACGTTCACTCCGCGTCAGACGGTCTTCTGGTCAACCCCGACGGGCCGGAAGCCGCTTCCGTTATCAGAAGGCTCCAGGCCGAGCGGGATGCGCTCATCGACACCGGGCCTGTCGAAGGCGACGTGTGGTGGAAAACGGTCATCGGAGCGGGTGAGGCTCATAAGCCGTCCGGTGAGTTGCCGTCGATCAAGCACCTTCACCCCCTGACCGTGAAGCCGATCTATGAGGCACACAATGGGACGGCTGTGGCCGACGTGATCGCGGGCCTGATCTTCAACCTGTCGATCTCTCACAACCGCGAACAGTACCTTGTCGCCGACGCCAACGAGCGAGCCGAGCGCGCCGAGGCTGAACGAGACGAGGCGATCAAACACCTCACGGCCATGTCGCACGTCGCGCCGCGCACCTCCGAAGTCAACGAGGCGCTGGCGTTCCTGGAGGCTCGCGCCGCCCTCTCCAGCTTGAAGGGAGAGCCGTCGTGACCTTCGCTATCGGGTTCCTTGCCTATGCCATCGTCGGGCTGGTCGTGCTGGGCGGCCTTCGCGGCTGTTCCGGGCTGCGCGTCAGCGACAACGGCGACTTGTTTGCCAAATGGGCGCTCTGGCCGGGCGTCCTCTGCATCGCTCTATTCGTGGGGAGAGACCAATGAGCTATTCATGGAAAGACGGACTGCCTTGGCACTCGTCCGCCAACCGCGCCCACATCGAGTGGCAAGTAGCTGCCCTGGATGCAAAGAACCGCGCCCTGGCTAAGAACATCGAAGAACCGGCCTGGAAGTGGCCAGACGAAGACAAGGCAGGAGCTTGCGCTCAATGCGGAGCTGTCTGGTCCGGTGACGGTGACGGTGACGATGGCACTCACGACTGCTGGCAGGCCAGCGCGCGCCTGTCGATGTCTGGCGGCTGGCGACCCAAGGACACGCTGCCCCATCCACAAATCGCGGGCAGGTTCTGGGCGGCGATCAATCTCAGCCCTTCTGGCGATCCTGAGTGGCAGATCGACCTGATCTGGCTGGACGATGAGACGCACGACATTCACGCCGACTGTGGCGCGCATTTCTCGTGGAATGACTACGAACTCTGGCAACCGGCTGTCGTCCCGCCTGCTCCGATTGAGGAGCGCGACGAATGAGCCGCGCAGACCAATATTCCCGAGCGGTGCATTTCCCCTCGGAAGCGGCCTGTCTGGCCGGAAATAACCCGTACGGGAAAGCCATCCAATGACCCAAGCCCATCCATCAGACAGCTTTCTGCCGTGCCCGTTCTGTGGCCCCGGAATGTCGGTTGTGGAAACGGTCCTGAGCGATCAGTCGGGCCGCTGGCAGGTCTTCTGCGGGGCCTGCGGCTCGTCCTCGGGCTCCACGAAGACGGAGGCTGAGGCCATCGCCACATGGAACCGGCGTGGCGGCGGCATCACGGGCGAAGTTAGGAACCTCGCCTTGATCGGCTATTACCTGATGGAGGGTCGTTC